GCCCAACATTAATATTATGCCCGCGGTATCTCAACTGGCTTTTCATAGTGCCAACTTGAAATATTTCCTGCACCAGGGAAACCTGGTGTGCGGGCTCCAAGCCCCAAGCGTCAAGCGCCCAGCTGATCGAGCTCCAAGCTCAAAGCATCAAGCCCCAAGCAGCAAGCCTCAAGCTTAAAGCCACAAGCCGCAAGCTCCCTGATCCGTGAACCACGGTACATTTGAATAAGTTTCGAGGACCTCGGACCGAGGGCCTCGGCTATGATGAAAGTATTTCGTGGATGTGCAACATGCCACGCAATTTGGTGTGGTGAAAATTTGATTTTATTCCCTAAAGTAACTTTTAATTCTACAGTGAAAAATGTCCCAAAAGTATTGTACCCCAACACATCAGGATTACCAAGTATGCTAAGGTTTTCAATCCTTGTCCAGATAATTTTAGGAGTTTTGGTCTTAAGTTTTTTATATAATTTAGCTTCTGGACCCATGTGTTTTTTGAGGGAACATTAGTAGTCATCTTTAAGCTTCGTGGGAATAATAAGTGGAGATTCTTTTACAGTTTTTAGGACAAGTCTATGAGCAGTATGACCTTTATGACCTATGATTGGAACAGCATGGTCATGCACTTCCATGCGTCTAATTTCATGAAGATGACCATTAATTTCAACAAAAATAACTGCATTCGAAAGGGCATTCCCCTGACGACCCGTCGCATCATTCTCTGTAAATTTAGATAAAAATAATTGGAGGTCTTTAACTCTCACTATAATCCTGCTTTCCGCGCACTATCGATTTTATTATCGAAGTGATCGTACCACTTCTTATTCTCTTCTTCCAACTTTGTCAATCTTTCTTGTAATTTTCCATTAAGTTTTTGGTGAGACTCATTTATCTCCAGAGCATTTGCTAATGCCTCTTCCAGTTCTTCAATTTTTGATTTCTTCCTTTGTTGCAACTCTGTAGCAATTCTATCCCTTTTTATACCAGCTGTTATACAGGCACCAAGATAGAGACTTTCCTCTTCTCCTTCAATAGGTTCTAATTCTTCTTGTTTCTGTCGAGATTCAGTTAAAGGAATCCGTTGCGCTTCTTCCATACGATCCGCATCTCTGTATCTTTCCAAGTCACTGTAAGTTTTATCAGGATATTTTTTAGCTAATTCACCAATTGTTTTTTCTTTCTTCATATTGACTTTTTATCAATGTTACCTTAAATAGTCAACTATGGGAGTTCCTAAAAGATTAACTGACATGCAAATGAGATTCGCTGAATTTATAGTATTCGGTGGACCTGAAGGACCTATGACTCAATCCGAAGCAGCGATCGCTGCAGGATACAGTGCTCAAAGATCTAGACAAGAAGGATCAGAGCTCATGAATCCTACACTCAGTCCATTAGTTGTCCAGCATGTTGGAACACTTAGAGAGGAAAGAATTAAGAAACATCAAATTACTTACGATACTCACCTAGCAGAATTAGCTAGACTTCGGGAAGCTGCTTTGAAGAAGAGTAGTTTCTCTGCTGCTGTAAACGCTGAGACGAATCGCGGCAAAGCAGGAGGACTATATATAGAACGAAAAATAATAAAGCATGGGAAACTAGAAGATATGTCAGAAGAAGAACTAGAAAACAAAATGAAACAAATTTTAAACGATTACGCACCAATTTTAAATGTCACCCCTAAGACTGAGAAATTAATAAGTAAACAGATAAAAGAGTCATCAGACAAAAAGCCCCCACAATAATCTTATCTAGATTCCACATTTAATTTTTCCAACCGCGTTATGCATCCTGTAGGAAAGACATTCCGATCTGAATATGCCTCATCCTTCTCATCATAACTGGCAAAAGTCCAAATGAATTTCTTATTTCTTTTATATACATATGCAAACGAGATCATTTTAGAGCATTCAAACTTATCAAACTCTTCAGCTGTAGCATGACCACCATCTGCAGTGATGTCCACCCATGATATTTTGTAAAAAAAATATCTCTTCTTATTGATGAGGACATGCCGATATTTTGATTTCTTCCTGTGCATATAGTACTAAATACCACAAAAGTAGTTACACCAAACCCTTTTTCGTCACGCGTACCCCATTCAACAACGTTTTATACGTTTTATAAATTTATAAAACGTCGTACATTTAGCTAGTAGTACCAACATAAATCATCACTTTTAACGTTTTACACTCTATTTGAAATAAAAAAAATTTTGAATCACTTTCATAGGTTTTAGTACTATGTATAAAACGTCGCGCCTAATTTGTGCCATAAAATCGCCTTAATGCTGCCATCTTTTCTGCAGCAAAAGCGACTTTAGCCAGTAATTTATCAATATCGCCAGTTATATCAAAGTGTCCTGGTACGACTTCCCCCTTCAAAAGGGCATCAATCTTAACCAATGCCTCATCTTGATCGGCTGCATAACGAGATAGTAGAGCTTTCGTTACTCTTTCTCTTGTGGTGCCTGCTTCTCTTGCCATTTATCCTCCTTTCATGGATGCCAACTCAGCTAGATTTCAAGGGTACACCGCGACTGAGTCAGCTTGTTGCAGGATCCCATAAACCCTGATGATGTGCGGGCCCTATTCTTTAATTCTGTTTTTTTCAAATTCATTTAATAATTCTTTTTCATTTATGTTTGGTTCTCTTATAATCTCTAAATACTCATTTAATCTTTTTAAAAACTTGTGCTTCCATCCACGCAATTCAACCCCTTCAAATTTGAATTCTTGAAGATATAGGTCAGGAGTACATACCATTATAATGCCTTGTTCAATACTAGAGCCATGAATATAGTCGTGGGCCATGGCATATGCTGCAATTTGCATATAATAGTCATCAATCCATTCTTTCCTCTTGGGCTGGTTTGCCTGTTTAAAGTCCACAATGGTGTCTATACCATTATGAACACACACCAGGTCCGTGCTCCCTGCATAAAGGCCAGGGTAGTACACCGTCACCTCAGACCCGTAGTATTCCTCAATCGGCGCGAGTCCTTCCTCGATCACCTTCTGGGCCATGGGCCGTGCTTCGTTGCCTATGGGCGTCAGGTCCTCGTATCCTTTGCCAATGATGAATGATTCGATAAACTTGTGCATCGAAGTCCCTCTCTTACCCGAGTGATTCTTGATCCGTTCAGCTTCTGCGTGCCCCTTCTTCGCGTACCATCGCTTCAGGTGCTGCTGGTCCTTGGTCCGTGATAGGATAGTCGTGACGCTTGGGAGAGGGATTCCCTTAACGTCATATGTTCTCTTTCCCTCGTCATCGGACCTTGGAACATGGACATAATTATATCTATCGTTCTTTTTCATTTTTTCATTTTTTTAATATCTGCGAGCTGTTCAATATCGTCAAAAGGCACCCAACAGAATTTATCCTTCTTACCAAAGTAGCTACGGTCATAAGTCGCGTAAGCTTCCTTTTCGTACCAGGGTTTAATGGATGGAGAATAGTTTCTTTCCTTAAGCTTGGCTTCAACCATCTCCCACAGCTGTTGTCGGTTCACTAACAGCCAAGGATATTTAATTCTTTTAAAAACAATATAGTCGGATTTTCCCTGGATCCATCCTGGATGTCCAGTAATCCCTACATACTCTATGCAGGCCAGTTCGTCCTGGGCCTGGGAGTCTTTACGATTCAGTTTTTTTAAACCTTTCACTTCAAACTTAGAGAGTTGGCCTTCCAACGTTCCTTGAACGTCCCAGTGTTCTAGGGTATTTTGGCGATAGTCAGCCATCACAGGATTCTCTAGTTTTTTAGAAAATTCCTCCTCGATGATCTTACCTTGTTCTCCGAATGATTTTTGATAGGTCAGTTGAGCCTCTCTTTCTTAATGTTGTAGGGTTTGACAGGCGCGTCTCTGACAACGTCCATCATTTGTTGATACTCTTCCTCATTCAATTGAGTCTTGTATATTCTTTGGGCAATTGCCATCATGGTTCCTGCAACGAGTTCAGGTGGTTTTTGATGTTCATTCAGGAGATGCATCGCATGTTCTAAAAATTCTTGATATATTTTTTTAGTATCAT